GCCACTGATATTCCTGAGGGATCCGGACAAACGATCCCAACTAATAGAACTCATCTCCCAGCTAGATAGCCTTGCGCAGCACTATCAGGCGAAGCCAAGATTGACTTGTGGGAGGGAGAGGGGAGAGAGAGATGCGGGAGGACCAAAGTAGGTCCTAAAGTTTCGAGCCCCCCGTACGAACCGGGACCGAACAAGTTCCATGGTAACATGGAGACAAGGATGGTCATCGATCCATAGGGATCTGCGAGCATTTTCGGTAACAAACACTCGATCGCCATAGGACTTAAAATGGTCGTAAACTGGCCTAGGCCAGACAAACGACCAAAGCTTTGGCCCCCGCTGGAGTTGGCGGAAGGAAGGAGGTTGATAGGAAGGTGTCTGAGAGGATCGTTCTCTGTAGGATAGATAGTCGATGGAGACCTTTTCAGGTTTAACGGGAACCCCCGTCCATCTCGAGACTAAATCTCCTGCAACGTCCTTGGTCATAGAATCGAAGATAGGATAAAGGGAAGCCCTTGGAGGCGGCCCGACAACCATTTCGATACTACGACATACACCTTTCTTTATGGTGGGTGCCGGCCCATCGGTCAGGGCGCGACGAAACCAGGACTTCTTGGAAAGGATTCCGTATTCTCTTCTAGACAGATTTGACAAGTCAATCTGCCTCGCGGCGATCTCGAAACGCATCAGACAATTCACGACGAGGGATTTTACCTCACCACGAAAAGTCGAAATGCCATCGAGCACCTCTGTCAAGAGACATCCGGGTTCCTTCCTACAAGGTCTGAAGAAGGATAAGACGGGTTTTGGAGCTAGTTGTCCACGACGGATAAAGAAACTCTGGGAGTTCAAATCCGCCGAAATGTTAGAGTAGCCGGTCTTCTCGACATTGACACAAAGACCGAAAGTCCCAGTCACCTCTTTCCAGAGGGAAAAGAACTTCTGATCACCTGCGAAGACGCAGTCGTCGCCGTTAAACCGGCCCACCCTACCGGCCCCGCAACCTCGGGAGATATCGCTGGCGATGTCGAAACATGCCTTGTTCAAGAGACAAAGCAAGGGGAAACTTACGAGATTTCCCATCATGCTGCCTCTCTTTATAGGGCGAATCACCCCGGTGTGAGGATTTAACCACCTAAGGTTACGAAAAGATCCTCTTAGCACCGTCCTTTCATTCTCCGTCATTCTTGCATCCTTCGAAAGTTCATCAATCACGGCGTCGACCGCCTCAAGGTAGATGCGATCAGTGGCGGACTCGTAATCCCCACTGATAATCGCCTCTCCTTCACGACGATCGTTGATGACCTTTAAGAAGTCTTCTTTCTTTACATCCCCACGAACCAACCACCCGAAGGAGGATAGATGGTCATAAAGGGCGTTGTGAACAGGAGTCAGGACCCGTTTGACACGGGCGGATTGCATCGTGACAACACGAAGCTTTCCCTTTGTCTTGGCTACTCCCAGTCTGACCAAAGAGTCATCCTGGCAGCACTTCGAAGGG